GCGCTTGGGGTTCCTACAATAGCACGACTGCGCGTTGTTGTACCGCTTGGGGTTCCTAGGATGCCGCGAGTACGGGTTATTGTAGCGCTTGGGGTTCCTACAATAGCACGACTGCGCGTTGTTGTACCGCTTGGGGTTCCTACAATAGCACGACTACGCGTTGTTGTACCGCTTGGGGTTCCTAAAACAGCACGACTACGCGTTGTTGTGCCGCTCGGGGTTCCTAAAACAGCACGACTGCGCGTTGTTGTACCGCTCGGGGTTCCTACAATAGCACGACTGCGCGTTGTTGTGCCGCTTGGGGTTCCTACAATAGCACGACTGCGCGTTGTTGTAGCGCTAGGGGTTCCTAGGATGCCGCGAGTACGGGTTATTGTAGCGCTTAGAGTTCCTAGGACGCGCCGACTGGCTGTAGGCGAGGCGGTATTAGGGCGGCTTGGTGTACTAGACATGCTAGGTCGTATGCTTGCCGGCACTGTGGCTAAAGGGCTCACTTGCAATTGACGCGCAGCAACGCTGTTGCGTATATGACATTCTGGTATTTTTGCAAGTGCTCCATCACTTGCACTATACTGAATTGTTGTAAGTGTATCATCGTGGCACTTTACATCACGCACCCAATTGTTTCCAACTGAATAGACCGGGCTGGTATATGTATATAAATGATTTAAAGAATTCCAATCAATATTGGAAAATTGAATCTGTGTAGTTGGTGCGCAACGTTCATTATCGCATACACATGTAAATGTGTTGTCATTCAAATATGAACCAATAGGCAACTGTTCCATTATAGGAACAATTTTACATGTGTATGTAGCTACATTGGATGTAGATACATCGGATGTAGCTACACAGACCGCCTCACCAATACCTTTCACACCTGTTGTAAACTCTTTCCCCTTTGTACACGCTCCCGCTAAGGTTGCAAATAACATGAGCGACACGACCAATTGAGAGGGCATTCCATACAATTTGTTTTATACTAGAGGGTACGATTTTTTCTATTCATTTTTTCCGAGGGTTTCTCGGAAAGGGTGCCAAGCACCCCAGGCCTAAAGTTGTATAACCCTTTTTATTTCATACACAATGTTGTCTCCTAATGTCTATAATATTTCCTACAGTCCATGTTTACAAATTACTATTAATGCTCCTGTATTTGCGTTGAATGAAGGATTCCACGTAAATGTAGGTAAAATCGAGATGCCCATGGGTAAAAAATTTACATCCAATGTTTGTTTACCGAAGAATGAAACGGTTGTTCAAGTTTATCCTAAATACACAAATTCTGGTGAATGGAACAGTATTGTTGAAGAATATCATTGTGAGGTGTTAACCAATTATGGTCGCAAAATAAGCACGAAACCAATTACAAGGCGTATTTTGCGAAAAAATAGTGTATATTGGACATATTATGATTTTCAAAACACGACAGAAATAGTACGTGCCTACGCGGGTGCCGGTCAAGGATTTGATAATGATACCACCGAGCCTATCATTCATCTTGATGCGCTTCCGAATGAATTGGACGTGTTCTGTATTCGCGCTATCCACGCCCAAACAACAGATGATTTTCAGAGCATTATAAAAGACATAACAGAGATACAAAATAATGCTGTGAATACTTACGCAGAGCTGGCAAACGAACATGAAGCGATAAACACCAAGTATACCAAATTACAAGATACATTGAATACCTATAGTGGTGGATTGACGAAATGGTTTGGTGTATTTTAAAATATTCTCATTTATAAATGCTATTACGCACGAAACGAATTCTTTTCTTCTTGGTAGTGGCGCTACTGATTCTTATGTTAATACTAGGAATCAATTACATGTTTAGAAAACAAGGGCGAAATTTCGTGTTTCACAAAGATTGGCCAGGTGAAAAAGATTCATATGAACTAGCTTTTTTTGAATATTTATTTCAAGACTGCCAACACTTTGACGAAATTAAATTAACATCGGTATTTGGTGAACTAGAACCTATAAAACGAGGAAAACATATACTTGAAGTCCAGTATTCAGGGGAACCCGGTCGGCGAGATGCTTCTTTGTTTGATTTAAATATTGTTCCAGGCAACGAAATTAAAGATAATGTTATTCATGCGCCATTTATGATGCAGCCACTTTTTAAACTTGGAATAGACAAATTTATAACTCGTCGCACCTTAAAGACAAATAAGACTAAATTTTGTTTATTTGCTGTAAGTAATCCTGAAAATACAAAGCGGAACGATTTTTTCAAAATGTTATCATCGTATAAACGCGTTGATTCGTGTGGAAAAGTTATGAACAATCTTGGCTATAGATGCCCTGGATCGCATTATGCAAATGAATTTTGTAATTTTATTTCCGATTACAAGTTTATGATTTGTTTTGAAAACAGTTCCATTGAAAATTATTTAACGGAAAAGATTCTGAATGCGTATAATTGCGGAACTATTCCTATTTACTGGGGATGTCCTGAAATTGCGAATTATGTAAACATGTCGTCTATCTTATATTTAAAACCGGACTATACTGACGACGATGTACATAAATTACTAAACGAAATCGAGATGTTAGACAACGATGACAACTTGTATCGGAAAAAATACGAATCTGTGTTTTTCAAAGACGGAAAAGTGCCAGATTTTTTGAATATTGATAAATTACGAGGAAAAATAACTAAAGTCGTGCGTAAATTGGAGTAAAAGCTTTACTGCAGACTACTCATCACTACTCTACACAAAAGGGAGCTATACCCCTTTAGCCATTAATCAACCTCTGTTATAACTGGAGTCTGTGTATCGTCTTTTACCATAGTATATGTAGAGTATATTACAAACGATAAGGCAGTAGCTGTTATACTGGAAATTATCATGACAACCACTTCAGGACGAAACATATAATAAAGCATTGCCATAACTAAGTAAAACAGCGCCGTTAAAATCCGAATAACTAAATACGTCGCTATCATCATAATAATCGGCATAAATATGAGAATAATGGGATTCATGGCCTCATTATGACCGTTTACAAGAAGTGCGCCAAGAATAAATAATGCTATCCAGCTACCTATTCCTACAGAATATTCAAATACATCCATTTGATTATGTAATGTAGAGGGGTACATATTGTCATTTTTTCTATAAGTAAGGGATTTTTAGACATACTGTCATTTCGAACTGACACAAAAATTGACCATATGTATTTGTATATGTATCTTATTGTAGCATGGAAATCGTTAATATTCCGCAAGTAGGTGAGATTGTTCTTATAAAGAGAAATGACCATAATGGCGATAGAATTCCTATAGAATATAGAATGTATATAGCGGATAAAGTATACCTTTACAAAGCTAGAATAGTTAAAGTAGTTGAAAATAAACCATACAATCGTGTTCAACCTTTACCATTATCAGAAGATACCACGTTGGCAAGGATATTTACTAGAAAAGGTTATAAGACAAAGATATATAAACTGCCGGTTTGAAACGCCCTTGGTCTAAAAAGGGGTTCAAAAGGGTGTTTTAAAAGGGGGTTTAAAAGGGGGCGAAGCCCCCTTAACTATGACTTATAAGTGATTCATCGCTCTTTGCAACAAATTCAAGACCACGTAGCATTGTTGTCTTACCCTTCATTGTTTCAAAGACCGAATCTTGAAGAACAGCCTTAATATGCGTTTTTGCTACGTCGCGCGACAAAGCCTTTCGCTTAGCTAGTATATCGGCTAGATCATTCAATGCGATGGACGCTCCCTCCTTTGCTACAATCTCTTTCAACAGAATTTGTATCGTGGCGTCATCCTTAGGATTACCAAATGTAGCCCGAAAGATAGATGTAGGTACGTCGTGTTCTTTCGCTCCTGTTCCGGCACGCAGATTTGCTAAAGCACGGTGTAGAACGTCTTCGTTCGTATCTATAATTTCCGATATGAATTGTAGTCCTTCTTGCATTCGCGCCTTCTGATTGCGCCACTCTTTTTTATCACGTTGCGACTTGTTATACAATTCCTCGATTTGACGAATGGCCGCTTCTTTGCTTTCGTCTTTCTCTTCCTCCACCGAAGATGCCCAGTGTACATGGAACAATTCCATAAGCAGCTGTAAAATTTTATCGTCAAAACTTTGGAAACGGCTAATATAGATTAGCATCTGGTGGCCGATAAATTCCGTTCTCATATCGCCACGCTCCGTCATACCGGTAATAGCAGAGTGCTTACTAATCATGACGCCGACTCGTATATCGGCATTCTCTCGCATATCGCGTCTAAATTTCTCAACTTCGGCGGTCGGCACAGCATCTGAATAGTCCTTACCTTCCCACAAAATTTTCTCCTCCATCCAGTGCATAACAATATCACCGGCGTGTCCAAAGCCCGATAGCGCCGTATCTGTCAGTTTAAAACGCGGATTGGTGCCGAAATATTTAATAAGCAATTCGCGCAGATTGCCCTCAAATTCATTGCCTTTGATTTTCGCGTTAGTCGAGCGACGAGTCACGCCCTCTGTTAATTGGCGGATTGTATCCGCAAGATTTGCGTAGGATACATCGTGTGCGCGTATTGTTTCTTGGGCGCGCGCTATGGCTCTATCTTTTTCCTCCATCGCCGGCTTTAAAAGCGCAATAGCACGGTCTTGCGCAGCGCGAATATCCGCATCGCGCGTCTCTTCTAACTGGCTTTTACGTTGAAGAAGACCCGCGTTTTTCTCGTTGGCGATGTGAATTTCGGTTTGGAGTTGTTGTAAGCGCTGATTCAACTGATGAGTCGTAAGTTCCCGCTCGGCTTGGCGTATCTTTCCTTCGTCGGCTTTTTGTGCGTCCTGTAGGTCTTTCAGATCTTTCGCGTGCTTCGCAACAAGAATCTTACGCGCATCTTCACTTGCGTCAATTTCGGCCTGTAATTCCGCAACCTTTTTATTGGTCTGTGCCTTAATGTGCGCAATCGCCTCCTGCGTCTTCTGTTCAGACTCTCGCGACTGTATAGCCATCTGTTCGATAGCCATACGCGATTGCTCGGCAGCCTGTTCAATGGCCTCGCGCAATTGTTGTCGAGTATGGTCTAACTCCGCTTGCTTCTTCGTCATAATCTCGTGAAATTCCGCCGATGCTTTCGCAGCCATAACCGTTTCGCATACTAGCGCACCCAACGTCAGAGCTTGCTCTATTTCACTAGGGTCGGCGTGTTCAAATAAGGATGGAAGAGTAAACTTCGTGCTAACTTGAAGTTCAACAACTTTCAAACCGCGTTTAGGCGGCATGGCTATCATACATATTCATTGCAGATAAAAGCGATGTTCATTTTTCGTAAACACTGTGTTTAAAAAAAATGATTCACGGCTACATGGTTAAGAACCATGTACACGATATCACAATGGAACTTATCCCTATAGATAGTACTCTCTTTCGTTCTTCCGTGGAAGCGTTGAAGGAATTTCTTCCACAGGCACAATTCTGCTTCTCGCAGGAAGGCTTGCGCATTAACGGTATGGATGCGAGTCATGTCGGATTTAGCGATTATTATCTCTCGGCTGATGATTGTATGTCTCTACACTGTACACGCGCTCTTGAGGTTGGCCTGAGTACCGAAACATTATCACGTGTACTGAATTCTGTCGGATCACATGATAAACTTACCTTGACGGCTAAAGACGACACAATGCTTATTTCTTACAGCAATGAGAAACTGTCCAAGAAGGCGTTGTATACTATTCCAACCCTGATGATTGATAGCGATAGGATGGAACTACCAAATCTAGCGTATGAGGCGTGTATTGTGGCGAAAACCTCCGATGTATTCTCTCTTATTAAGGAAGCGGCGCATTTTGGCGATTCCCTACATTTCTGTCTTGATGAATCCGGCTTCCATATTTCAGCCTCCGGTACGCATGGAAAGGTTCTTCAGACTCTTGAAAATACCGAGGATCGCGATATGACACTCGGTTCATCGGATAAAGTAGAAGCGTCCTTTGGTGCGAAATATGTTATGGCGATTCTTAAAGGTGGTGCGCCTCTTTCGTCTACAATCAAGATTGAATTTGAATCCTCACAACCGGCGCGCTTTACCTTTCAGTTCGGCAAGTCTAGTTATTTCGTAGGCTATCTGGCGCCGAAGTTGTATGATGAGTAAGCGGCTAAACGCGGTAAACATATTTTTTAATGTTTTCTCTAGAAGTAGAATGGCTACCTCATATATATCCTCTTCGCTTGGTGTAAATGCCTTGTTAAACTCGTGTACCCGCACAGGCGGAGCCTGCTCTGCAAATAACAGTTGCGATTGCGCGCAATGTACCGCATTTCAACGTGTTAGCGCTCGTACAGGTGTGTTCCGATACATCATACAGGGTGATCCAACCTATAAAAATTATACAAATGTTGTTGGTCAAAACGATTGTGCTGGTAATGTTATTTCTTATTCTAGTGTTACATCACGACACGGTGTGTTTTCAAATGTTATTTTAACAAGCAATTTTAGCGATTATGTAACGACGTCTGCTCACGTTGATATGAATGGAATAACTAATTTATACGATGTGTTTGTTGCGGAGATTGCTGCGTTTTCATCAATTACACTCACTTCTGCCTACACATCTTACAGTACTGTGTGTCAGTTATATGATACATGTATAGGAACATCGTCCTGCGCATGTAAAAGCTGCTGTACGCCTACATCTACGCCGGCTGTTATTCCCAACGGATTTTCACAATCTTCGGCATCAACTCCGCTTGGCATAGGCATTGGAAATACGATTGTATTAGGAACAGTGGCCGTTACAACAACGGCGACTGGATATGTATGGGCGTCGTCTAGTCTTGAATTTGTAAATACAGATCCCAGCAATGCGCAAGAGATAAATGTTTATATCAATATTAATGGAGAAACAGCTACTGTAAATAGCTATTCAATTGCGGCGAATTCGTCCAAAAATATATCCATTAGTTTGAAAAATGGTGCGTCCTTACCTGGCGGAACCTATACAGTCCAAGTTATGGGATATTTAACTTCTGGGGCAGCAACCGTCAATTGTACAAATCAAAATACATTTGCGATGGGAAATATGGCGTAAACTGTCGTAAAGGGGGCGGAATGCCTTTTTATTCATCATCATCTGTGTCTCCCTCCATTGCGTAGAGCATAGTCCATTCGCGCGCCAGCATATCGTAGGCTGCGCGATCGGTCTTGTATTGATTCGCGATTTCTGGCGACAACGGGTCATTCGGATTCGCATCACTCAGAAGGCTTGTAATGGAAAGTATAACTTTGGAAATAGTGAGCGCTGGACTCCATTGCGTCTTTAGTATATCAAGGCAAATACCACCGGCAGAATTGATGTTTGGATGATAAATCTTCGTATTAAATTGTACATGAGGAGGCTTGAACGGATATTCAGTGGGAAACCGAATGCCAAGACGGAATACACCTCCTTCATAGGGGGTTCCAGGTGGTCCGAAAATAACTCCCTCCCAATTGAACAGGTCGTCTTTCACTGGCCCTGCGGAGCATCCAGCAGGAGCATCTTTCTGAAGATCTTCAAGTTCCTTTTGAATACGTCGGGAAGCCATTTTTATCTATTTAGGCGAATTCTATAAATTGACATACTAATACTAGGATGTTGTCAATTTTTGGAGCCGTTTCCATTCTACATTTACATATAGCATAATTGTATCACCACATTGTGAAATTAACATATGTGGTGATATAACACAACCGAACTTCCCATCCAAGAGGTCGTTGACACCGTGTTCTCCCCATTGTTGTATATAGCGCTCTTGTTGGCGTATTGTAGGTGATCCGTTCGGAGAATCATACACAACATGGATAACGGTTGTGATTCCGCTTCCAGCATAACGATGTTGTTGTTTCTCCAAATGTCTGCGAATATGCTTATTGAAATGGCGCATCATAGTTGCGAATCGTTCATAACTATTTAACGGAGTGTACTCGCCCAGTTCACGCATATGTATACAGTGCGCAAAGTATTCATATGGATCTGCTGTATTGCGTGCATGAAGTCGACGAATAGGAATATGTTTGTATATCGTTTCCATCGTAAAAATAGACTGCGTGCTTTACATAATTTCAATTTTTATACGGAAGCGGATTTTACGATACAGTTTCCTTCCTCATTTTTCAAAATCAATGTGGAATAATCGTTCGCTTTTGTATACATAACGTAATAATCACCCACTAATTCTGCATCACTGTGAAGAACATTTGGTGGAGTATACATAGCACATCCGTAAGGAATCTTAAACCGCGTTAGATAAAGACTACCTCCGCGGTGTTCGCCTAACACAAGATAACCACTAGCCGTTGGCAGTTTCGGCTGATGGAAATGCGGTGTATTATGCTTCTCTATGTAATAACCGTTTTCCGACAGTCCTATATAATGTTCTGCGTACTCTTTTCCGATGGTCATATCAAATAATGGCATAGGGCACGTATTTTTAAGATTGAAAATATCTCTATCACGTATGATACGCGCCCCATAATATCCTACAAATTCGTCGCGTGTTTCTTCAATAGGTATTGTTATTTCACGCATATGTGTTAAAAATACGTCATTCTTTCCCAATATGTTGTTGCGATTTTCAATTGCAGATTTCAACCATATACCGGCAACTTCAACCTGCGCAGGCGGTGCCCATTTTCGCCGATATTGTGGTCGTTGTCGTGTAGGTTCCAAATGTAAATAACCGTCTTTGAATACTACGATTTGATTCGGTTCTTTAAATAACGCAAGCATTGTATTTGTTTTCATATAGGCGTCTTCACTTGTACCGTGTCGGTCAATAAAAAGATCGTCCATTGTCGGCACGTATCTATATGGCTTTTGAAAAAATTGACGGGCGCCCTTGCCTAAATTAATTTATCAGCCGCTCCTTTCTTACTTTCTGAACAGTATGTCTCTTTTGTTTAACGACCCCATTCTTCTTGCTATGGATCGCCACGATGTTTTGTGGGGTGATTTGCTCGCCGACGATACATTTAATGACCGGTGGATACAGCCTCTTCTACTAACGCGGAAGGACATCTGGACACATTTCCCCGTAACGGTTGTGCCTCTTGGTTCGGATGCGAATGGAGCGGAATGCCATGCGATTCAATGGCACCGTTCGAATCTTTCCAAGTGGCTTCGGACATGGAACGTTCCTCGCGCCATTCTTCATAATCGCCTTATGATGGCTCTAAACGACAGTTCTAAGTGGCACGTGGAACCAGCGCGCAACAACACTATGCTATGTGTTATTCGCATGCGCTTCGCTTCTGCGGTTGTGCCGACACTCTCCGTATCCGCGCAGCCTCCACTTCACTGTCTGAATGATATCAAGACGTATTATCCTGTTGTATGGCATCGTGTAGAATCGCAAACTGAATATCCGGTTTATTCGGTTGAACTCTACACGAACATGCTGGTACGCATGTCTAAGGCCTCGGGCTACGACGTGACTGAGAAGATTACTCAGAACTTGATGAATGCGCTAAAGGCGAGCCCGGCGTGGATTGTCCTACAGGCAACGACTCCGAAGGAATTCTGTCGCCTCCAGATTGTTCCTGGGATGGTGAACAAGGGAGCATCGCAATAAACTAACATAAGAAAAATATCTAATGTAAAAATACAAAATCTGTATTTTTCATCTGCCTAGGAATGGGGGTTTAAAAGGGGGCGAAGCCCGCTTATTATATGATATGTCTCATTGTTATGTTTTCCATATCGTTGTATACTCGGGAATGAGCGTTCTGAATAATCATAAATGACCATACGTATATTTAATACCTCGGCTAACTCAGTATAAACCGCGTCAACAAGCTCGCTAGTCAACTGTATAGACGTCCGAATACTATGAGCAAGTTCAGCATTTTTTTCCTGTATATGACTCAATGTTATATAATAGAGCAAATTAGTAAACTGTTCATCGTTATAATATGCTTTCGCAATAGTTTCAAATAATTGACTACGGTCTCTGAACATGCCTAAGATGAGAATCGTGTATGGGATATTGTCTCAATTTTTCACTTAGCACGTCGTATATATGCTCTGTGGTTTCTACAATTGTTAAATTGTGTCCCAAGGAGGTGAAATACGGACGTCCTGTCTGAATTTCCGCAAGTTGGCAGGAATTGGACAATACCTGAACTCTTTGCTTCAACTCATCCATTGTTTCAAACATAGTATGTATATGCCACATCATTACGGCAGTAATAAGGCCAATAATAAAGAAAATGATATACAAAGCCAGCATGGTTTCTATAATCCTTATACGTTGTAGCGATGCTTTGTCATTTTTTATATGAATTAAAGATAAAAAGCGAAGGTATATATAAGATGAAGGCTTTGTATCGACCGTTATACAATGCGCTAACGGCTGGCGAGACACTATTAAGTCTTAACCAGACAATACAAAAACTACGTCTACAAAACTTATATCCAATCGCTGATTACATTAAAGAATCTGCAACGACCGAGAAAGATGTCCAACGCACGACCGACGAATATATGAAATTGGTGAATGTTCGCGACTTGGATTATGTTGCCTTGAAACCGTCCTCGTTCCGATTCCAGGAAAAGCCGATGGAACGACTAATTGAAGAGTTTATTAGGAATAACAAGCGAGTCTTGATTGACGCGGAAAATGTTGCACACCAAGACAAAATACAAACACTTACCGATGCGTTTATTGAGGCTTATAATACAGATAATGTATGGATTTACAAAACATATCAGATGTATCGTCGTGATTCGTTGGATACGCTAACACGTGATTTAGAACGGTTTCCCAATCACGGCGTTAAATTGGTGCGCGGTGCATATTGGAATCAAGACCGCGCGACAGGAGCGCTGTTCTTACAAAAATCCGATACCGATACCGCTTTTCGCGCTGCTCTGAAACAGTGTCTTTCCCGTACAAACTATAGTATGTTTCATGCCATGATATGTACGCATAATTCAGACGATATTCAATGTATGATAGATACACCAAAAAGACATATTTGTCATGCTTCTCTTTACGGATTTATACCATCGGATACTCAGAAATTAGTCAAAGCGGGTATTTCTAGCTATAAGTATTTGCCATACGGAGCTATGGAGGATGCTATACCGTATTTAATAAGACGAATACAGGAAAATCCGTACATCTTACAATATTTGTTTCATTAAGAAACGGTTTAAAAATTGATATATCCGTCTACAACCTATAGACGGATATATCAACATGCCCAAGATTCACTTTACGTACTATACCATCGAGGATTACAATGCGGCAATAGCTCTGCTCAAGCTGCGCAATGGTACACCGGCTCGTCCTTCGCCAGATGTTCTAAATACTCCTATTGCGTGGCGGCGTACCATGCGCGCGGCGGCGATTAAGGCGCGGACGAAGATTCACGAGCAGTCAAAGTAAAGTCATTATAGTTTCGCAATGTTATTTTTAGACGAGCTTACACGTGTGTATCCACCGAGCCGATTGCTCCACGTATAGACTGTAGCAGGTCCATTGTAATTTTTGTTTGTGGCCAAAGATTCTACTATCATGCCCTCACTAATTATATTATCACGTAAATAGTCTGAACAGGCAATATGCCAATAGGTTACCGGCTCACCGATACCATATTGTTTAACGTTTGGATTTATCAATGCCGCACGCTGTGGTGATATCCAAACCCCTTTTCGCACTTGAATTTTGTGCGTTGGTGATAGGCATATGTCTGACTCGGGTTTATTCTTTCCAAACGCACCAGCTTGGATGCGATAGGGCGCAGAACTTGCGTTTGCCGTTTCAACCACTATCTTTTTCAGACTATAATCCGTAATACGACCATCCGATAAAACCATCATATCTTTATGAAGCAACGTTTCAATTGCCTTGTATCCGTTTTGAGTTAGCACGCGCGTGCCCGTGACAAAACATACAACAGGCGGACTTATTGTATACGCTAAACCTGACGTAAATGTGCCTCCGCCCGTTTTGAGAATGAAGAAGATTGATTTACGGGGGTTTGTCTCATCGTTCGTACCATACTGTGCATTCAGCGTAAAGTAGATTCCTAATACTTCACCAGTCCCTCCAGTCCCTGATATATTCCAGGACGACGTAAATACTGGCGATACATATAAATTATCAACTTGATTCCATGGTGGCGGAACATAATTTGTGCATGTAGCAGTCCAATCAGGGGGTCCTGTTAAAGGAGCACCTGAGTTTGTGTAAATAGAAACTGCAGTGTCGTTTGTGTAATTTGTTGTTATAACACCATTTGCGAATAGAGACAACGCCATATTATACCATGTCTACATAAAATAGTTATATTTGCTCACGTCGCATCTCCCGTTTTATCTTTTTTCACCGGAAACGCACGTCGCTTTTTCGTAAGACCGGCACTGTACAAGGCCGTTAAATCAGCAAGAGCAACCGCATCCGGATCCAAGGACGGCGGGAATTTTACAAAGGATACACGTTTCAACGTATGGTTATAGAAGTAAAGTCCATAGGGACCTCGTTTAATTGTAAACTCACCCAATGTTCGCGTATACGCAGTTTCCGTTGTTGCAAAACTGATTTTCGCTTTGAGTTTGTCTTGTATGTCTTCCAAGGATTCCGTGCCCTTGAGCGGTACGCGGGTTGCTCCGCACTCTGCGTACCATCCGTACGGACCCTTCTTTTTGCGTATTTCGGTCGTATCCAACATTCCTAACAGTTCTCCCGCTCGTGTCTCTTGTGCAAGGCAGAATGCTACCGTCGCGTCAATCAACGTAGCCGTTTCAAACGTTGTCGTCGCCGGCAACGGTGCAAACGTGGCTTTGACCGTCTTGGGTGAGCCGGCGGGTGGGTCGCGTACAAAGAGTGGTCCCTTACGGCTAAGAATGACCTTAATGTCGTCTCCAAGAATACGTTCGCGCGCCGCCTTGTTCGCTGTAGAGCTTCCGGTGGACATGGCGGTGTAGCGTTCTTTGTAGGTGTCCCAGGTGTCTTGGAGTAGAGACTTCCACGGTTTTGTTCCGTGGGCAATACCGTCCAAATCGCGTTCCATCGCAGCTGTAAAATCGTAGTTGAATAGGTCGCTATATTCACGCGTCAGGAAATCTACGACGGAACGTCCAAGCGGTGTAGAGCGGAGTTTGTTCTTTTCTGCTCCGACTTTATGATGAGAGGTCGTGGCCGTAGGCGGCCATTGGTGGGGTTTAATCTGGAGATGCGTGCTATCTTGCGTTTTTCCGTCTACATTGGTCTTTTCCACGTATTCGCGGTCGACAATCGTGGATACAAGAGATGCGAACGTAGAGGGACGGCCAATGCCGCGATTCTCGAGGTCGGCGATGAGCGATGCTTCCGTGTAGCGGCCTTTTGGTTTCGTAAAGGCTTCGTCGGCAAAGAGTTGAATCCATGTTAGCGCGGCGCCAACAATAAGATGCGGTGCCCAGGCATGCCAGGCTTGCACATCGGCGGCGTCGTCCTCTGGATTGTGGCGCTCCAGATGTCGCCAGCCGTAAAAGGCGACTTTTGTCTGTTCGGCTGTCCATGTGCGTGTAGGGTCGGCTTCAATACAGAGTTGCGCACGGCGCACATTTGTTGTAGCGGGAGACATTTGGCACTGGGTTGTACGCTTCCAGATAAGATTATAGACTGTGCGCTGAGTCGTATCCGCAATATCGGGTTCAGGAGTTTCGGGATGCGTGGGACGAATCGCTTCGTGTGCTGCTTGCGCTGCGGGAACCTCTGGTACAACAGTTGCTTTCTTTGTTTTCTTGACGGGTTTCGTATCTGTTGAGGATTCGCTGCTCAGAATATGTTGTCCTTCACTTCCAACATACTCCGTTCCGAAATGCTCGGTGATGTAGGCGCGAATCGTCGTGGCGGCTTCCAAAGCGATCTGTGGATTGTCGGTGCGCATATATGTAATATGGCCGGCTTCGTAGAGTTTCTGCGCTGCCATCATCGTAGTCTTCGGACTGAGCCCGTGTAGCGACGAGGCTTCTTGCTGAAGCGTGGAGGTAATGAACGGCTTTGGGGGCTGACTCGTGCTTAGCGTTTCTTTAACGGCGAGTATTTTAGAATTGGGACTGCCGTGTACTGTATCCAAAATACGACGGGCGGCGGCTTCGTTATCAACGTCAGCTGTAGTCGCTTCAAGAGGACGTAGAGAGGTGGCTGTTGCGGCTGACGGAGTAGTAGGCGATTTCCACGTACCGTGAAGTTTCCAGAACGAGGCGGCCTTGTGTCGTTCTACTTCCGCATCGCGTTCGGCGACAAGTCGCAATGCGGGTGTCTGACAGCGACCGGCCGAGAGTTTGGGTGCTACGCGATTCCAGAGAACACGACTAATGGTGAAGCCCACAAGCAGATCCAACATAGAGCGCGCCTGTTGTGCAGAGACTTTGTTCATATCAAGAAGACGTGGTTGCGCTACGGCGGCTCGAATCGCAGGAGCCGTAATTTCGTGAAAGACAATGCGGGGAGTTGTAGCAGGATTAAGCTTGAGAAGAATACACACGTGCCACGCAATTCCTTCGCCTTCGCGGTCATCGTCAGTTGCAAGAATAACCTCTGCGCCTTTGGCGGCGGTTTTGAGTTTGTGTATTGCGTCTTTTTTCGTCGATAAGTCTACGTAGGTTGGTTCCCAATTACGGTCAATGCCGACGCTTTTTAGCGATTCCTCCAGCGCACGAATATGCCCCATAGTAGCTTGGACGCGATAGCCCTCGCCTAGATAGCCTTGAATCTTGGCGCATTTCGCCGGCGATTCGACGACTACGAGTTTCATTTTGTATGTAGTATAGAAGAATCTACGAAACTCAATTTTTACATAGTTGGCAAAAAATTGAATTCGCGGTGCGTTTTATTATGGTTTGTACATACGATGGGTTCTTGTAAAAGCGTACCGCAACTTTCACGCGAAAACGCCGATCTGATGAAACATGTTAAAGTTGATTTTCAGCCTACGTTCTCACATCCTTCCGTATATCCGATGATGGAAATCTATAGCGCTACATTTACTGATATTTGGAATGCAATGAATGATTGGAATATGGGAAATAAAGAATACGAGCATGTAAAGAATGCATTGTATGTTTATATGAAAGAGAATACGTGTATTGATAAATATGTTGTCGTTTTGTATCGGAAGCAGGCATGGCAGTTCCGAACTGTACAAAATGATAGTGTTGAGCAGTATCGCATTATTACGATTCTGCCATCGCGGCGTGTTTTATAGGAGCACAATAGCCCGGTATAAAAATAATATTTAGTTATAAGGGCTGGATGTATAATCTAGCCCAATAGTAGGATGCCTCACCATTTTATAATAACAAGATTCAGTATTCTTGATGAGAATACTCGTTTGTTTCGATTAACACGTCAAACACGAAAAAATAATATTAAATCAAAATTATTCAATAAAGAGCGTCTTGATTTCAAGTTTGACGTTTTTGATAAGATGACGTATCCATCCATCCAAAATCAGACAGACCAAGATTTCACATGGCTTATATACACAAGCAAATATCTTCCTGAACCCTACAAAGATAGATTAGAAAGTTATAGAGATAAGAACATACTTATAATTTATGTGGAAAATTTTAAAGAAATGTTTACAGATGTAAAACAGCGCTTGAAAAAGGTTGACAACTATATCAGTTTGCGTTTGGACGACGATGATGGATTAAATCCGCAGTTTTTAGAAACTCTTAACAAATACAATACATCCGGTACTATAGTATCGCTTCCGAACGGTATAAAATTTAAATACAAAAATGGTAAAATTGCATTTAACAAACGCCCTGTGTACGAAAAACGTGTTGCAGCAGGTCTTGCCGCAATTAATTTTAATGTGTATGATGCTGGACCACATACCACAGTACACGAACGACATCCTGTTATTTATGATATGTTAGACAAGGCTTATTATATATGTGCGTCGGAATTTTGTGATACATCTAGAAAATTTACGTGATTGACTTCTAAAAATTGAAAGGATGTGCGTTTCGTATTGTTTTTGTATAGCATGGCTTCGTTCGCGCCTCTTTTCGGTGATTCCAAGCACGGTAAATTCAAGAAATGGGTCATAGTGGTTGAAGAGCGGGGTGGTGTAGGCGTTGTGATTACCTCGCATGGATATGAAGGTGGCAAGTTTCAAACAAATGAGCGTATTGTGGAAACGGGTAAAAATTTGGGAAAGAAGAATGCGACCACACCTGTTTCGCAGGCAATTTCAGAGGCGCAGGCGCTTTGGAATAAGAAGCGCGATGCGGGCTATTCGGAGACGGCGACAGAAACTAAGGCCGAAAGCGCTGCTGCTCCTCCAGTGGGAGAAACGCCTGTGTCCACGGCGGTACCGTTGCCTATGCTTGCGCAGGATTTCAATAAACGTAGTAAACATATGGTCTTTCCCTGTATTGCACAACGTAAACTAGATGGTGTACGTTGTGTGGCTATTGCGGGACGGGGTCTTTTCTCTCGCAACGGCAAGGCGAGTTCATCACATCTGACACATATTGTGGCAGATGTTAATCGGCTTCCGGCGGGCACGGTTCTGGACGGTGAACTCTATTCTGATGCGCTGACGTTTCAAGAGATTGTAGGTCTTGTCAAAAAAGAAACACTACGCGCCGGCGATGCTGAGAAGATGGCCAAGATTTACCTGTATGTCTATGATACGATTCGCGATGGTACTAACGCTGTGCGCAATGAGTGGCTTACGGCTCTCTTTGCTACAGGGGGATTTACCGCACTACGTTTGCTACCATCTGTTATGTGTACATCGCTAGACGATGTAAAGACGCTTCATGCGCAGTACGTTGCAGAGGGCTATGAAGGACTTATTCTACGCAATACTGCGGGTCTTTACAATGTTGGCTTTCGCTCCTCGGATCTTCAGAAGTACAAGGAGTTTGAAGATGCCGAGTATCCCGTCATTGGTTTCAAAGAGGGCGATGGCCTAGAGAAGGGATGTGTAATCTGGACGTGTCGTACTAGTGATGGAAAGGAGTTTGCGGTGCGTCCACGCGGTACACGTGAGGAACGCGCGGCGGCGTTTCTAACCGGCGGTATAATGATTGGAAAACCGTTGACGGTGCGCTATCAGGAATTGACCACGGACGGCATTCCTCGATTTCCGGTGGGTATTGCGTTTCGGACGTATGAGTAATTAGATATTTACTGTAATTCATAAACTTTTTGCGGTTTCGGAAATCCATTAAATTCGGATGCTGTTACGGTTGTGTACGCCCCCATATTCGGGATGCGAAGCATATCGCCAACTTGTATAGGTGGCAAATATATATCGTCGCCCAAACAATCACCAGAATCACATGTGCGGCCGAAGAGAATCGTAGGGCGCGTTTTTTCAGACACGGATTCTGTGCGAACACGTTCAAATTGCGGTGTTTGGTGATCAAAGGGAATATTGGAGAAAGACCCGTAAATGGATTCATCAATCGTAATACGCCATTCTGGGTCTGAATCGGTTTTAGGTGGCGGATATACTGGCTTCTTTCCAATAACGGTCGTAAAGAGCGTATGTGTAGGGGCGGCAAGAAACCGCCCTGGCTCAGCAATCATGCGCGTATGCGAGAAATGTTTCTGCTGCGAATGTACAACATGCTCTGCAACCGCTTTAAAGTTTACCTCGTCTGGTAGAAACCCGCCGCCAATATCAATAACCGTTGTGTCGAATCCATATTTCTTAATAATACGTTCTCCTTCCTTACACATGTCCATAGCAGCGCTGTACTGTGTAGGTTGTTGGCATTCACTTCCAACATGAAAACTAAATCCTGTAATAGTGCGTCCTAGTGCTTTGGCTGTATCGCACATTTGTGGTAGCCATTCGAGAGGCGCGCCGAATTTCTTGCCAAAGGGCTGTTTACTACCTGTATCCGGAACAAGTAGACGGATCAAAATACCGCCTTTCCAAGTATGTAATTTTGATATCTCTTCTATGGAATCCGCAACCGTTAATTCTATGCCCTTGTCTTGAGCTTCCGCGATATCAGTATCCTTCTTACACGGTTGTGCGTAAATGATACGATTCGGTTGTACAAGAGACTGAACTTCGTTGATTTCGCGGATGGATGCACAATCAAATCCCATATCTGGGTGAAGTTCGGTCATCCATTTCATCAACGTTGCATCATTATTGCATTTGACGGCATAATGCGGTATAACATTCGGGAGAAAACGTTGCCATAGACCCAGCTGCTGCTGTAGAGCGCGACGAGATACCTTAAAACAGGATAAGGCCAGTGTTGTTGATGGGAAGGATGTATAAAAAAATTTCAAAGTCCGGAACTTGCATCATTTTTTCAACAAAGGTTTATCTTAATTTGCTGTTCTTTTTACACCTTTTGCATTTCGGCGTGTCTTACGCTTCCCACCCTTTGCCTCCTTCACCGCCAACAATTCCATCATTCGTTCCAATGAATCTATATAGAAATGTCTCATTGTTGATTTTTCTTCATCATTCTTTGCTGCTTCGAGTTTAGTTTTGTAGTGCTCTAAAGAAAAGTCTATGTTCCAAAAGGTATTTTGGAACTTTGCGCATTCATTATACGTATCGAATGTTCGTACAGTATAGCCAATGGTTTTATACATATCTAAAAGACTGTTGGAAACATGAGTCACCTTACTTATATAGGAGTCCTTTGAATCGTCGTATTCAGCACCTGGAAGGAATGTCTCAAATGTTTCAATAAGTTTTCGTTGTACAACATGCGTATAATTCGCTTCCATAAGAGGTTTTGAATAGGTTCCGGAAAGTAGATTAAATTCTATATGGTCTTTTGTTTTCATAAGTTCGCCGCCACCATAAATAGTTAAGGCGTTTATACGTTCATTATAGGCTAAGGATTGGTGGCGTGTTCCAATTTCAAACGGTGAAACCACTTCTGTAGCTACAAATTGTATATCTTTATCGTTATTTGAATACAGAAGCCATGTGTAAATACCATCCTTTGCACGTTGTAATTCTTCAGCATTCAAACGTGGAAATATTCGTAAAACGGCTTGTACTTTTTCGGGGTCGTCCTCAATGCTTTTTGTACCATACACCTTTCCAACAAATACGTGTTTTCCATCGTCATTGCGAACATTACATTCGGAGGGTCTGAACATAAGAATTGGATGTGTTTTAACACGCACTAGACTTTTCATACTATATTATTGCGTCTTATTCTTTTCTTTAATCGCAGATGGTGGTAGCCATAATTTCTTATTCCCAATAATCGCACAATACATACTTCTATTTTCTATGTCCGACATACTTCCTAAAATGCGATTTCCATCAGATATTCCTCCATCAATTCCAACAGCCATACAAGAACAATATTTACAATCGTGTATATGTTTGCTTTCTATTGTTTCCAAACATTTCTTACATTGTATAGCATGTCTTATCTGTGTATATCTAACACCACCATAGACTATATAAGGCATGTCTTTTGCTATATGAATAGAAATTGCTTCATTTTTACCCATTTATAAAGCCTGTTGGTCTATACTAAATGGTGCTTCGCACCGTTTTATAAGTATCTAGGAAAAACGAAACTATCGTAATCGTATTATAAACATAAATGAAATTTCTGTTAAAAATAGTCATTTAGCTTAATTAATTTACGGAGCTATCCCCTTTACTACATTGGAATTCATGGTTGCTAATAGAAAGGGGTTTAAAAGGGGCGATAGCCCCTTATCCATTAGGAAAACCAATTGGCACGAACACGCTCAAATACCTCCTTTGCCAAAGTTTGGCCGGCAATATGCGATGACATTGTACGTATTCCGCTATATTTCGCAGAAAGACCGCAACTATCCGCCATAGCCTTCCAAGACTTCCAACATAATATTGTGTCCTCTATTGGAATTATGCCTGGTTGAATCAGACTACTTCCCTTACGCACAAGAAAGGTACCGAAGGGTTGCGCTTCGTCCGAAATCATTGCTATACTTTGTGGTGGGAATGTGGGTATAGTCTCTTGGAACCAGTGCGTCATAACAGCTGCAAATATACTTGCAAACGCGCTCTGTTCGGATGGAAAATCTGGACACGCTGGTGTTACAAGTTTCGGATCATAGTAAGGCATCCATACTGCGCCGTCAATGCCATCAGTTCCATTACTCCATGTAGTTATCATACGTCCTTGATACATTCTACGCACATCTTGTACGGGTGTAGCTTGTAGATTCGTATGCTTGAAACTCCATAGACATCGTCCCACTTCAAACATCTGCGTTGCCATTTCGAATCCAGATTGGAATACAATATCAATATTATCAGCGGTTACAACATTTGTTAAATAGGCTTTCCATAACAGAGTGAAAAAACAGACCATTGGCATTTTTGTCTGTAGCCAAAATTCAGATGTGGCTTTCTGTTCATTTGTAAGATTTGCGACAAGGGCTACAATTTCCGCAATCTCGGTATCATGTTTACCGTCGCTTGGAAACAGCGGTGCGACGGCGGCAAGAATAGCTGTGTTGTCTTCGTCGGTAAGTGCCGCACTCCGAACATTTCCCCAATTATATGTTGCGTATGGGAATTCTTTTCCGTCTACAATAAGGGGTGTCCATTTAGTGGGTTCATATAAGGCCGATAAATCTTGGATTTTTGATGTGTCTATAAATAATTCTTTATTGGGAAGTTCGTCAACTGTAGAATTTGTATAAAGACTACCATCCGATTGGCGCTCCTCATACCAGGTCTTCCATTGCGCAATCCAGTCGTTCCAATTGCCTTCACTACTAATACGCATCCATTCAATCGTTCGCTCTTCATGGGACATGCGAAGCATTGTTCGTTCGTTTTCTAGTAGAACATCAACATCGAACGATGGAACAAATTGCGGCATTACATATACCAATACATGTACTATCCATAATTGTATGTCGCGAGGCTTCGTTAGAGAATAATGTCTGTTCCAATTCCAGTTATCATGAATACCCTTTAGTTTGTGACTTTCATGTATCCAGTTATACGCCGATGTAATTGTAAAAAACCACAAGTATAATGTTCTTGATGTCTGTGTATTTGTAAGACGGTTGGCTATGGATGTCTTTATAATTTCATCGAGACATGTAAATACAATTGTATTTAATGTATTTACGAACCAATTGGAAGGCGACTCTTTTGTTACATAGGATACGCCTGTATCGTGCATAGTGTCTGTGCCACGGATAAACATATCAGCGGTCGTGTGCGGAACATACTCTTCAGGATCATCGGCGATGTCGTCAACTATTATATCTAATGGTTCAACCACCACACGGTCTTCTACCGGTTTTGCTGTCGATACGGGAACGCCAGGCTTTATTATATTTTCCACTGTATCCGGAATAGAAGGCGTTATAAAATCGGCTGGTAACACTGTGTTTATGGGAGGAGGGGCGGGTGTTGCGGGTTTTACAGGAAGAGGTTTTGGCGCGCTTTGATTTGCCTTTTTATTTGTATTGGGCTTTGGTTTCGCGGCGGG